TTTATAGCATAAGTTAAAAAGTCACTTTTAAAGTTACAATGTGTAACTATTATCAACATGAGTCGTAAATATACAAAAAGATCAGAATATTGGAGTAAATTCTCTTCAGGCAATGAAAATCATTCACAACCTTTAGAAAATTTAATGCATGGAGAGCAAACTTCTGAACCAAATTTAGTTGGCGAGCCTTTTTATACTCATGAAGCTCGCGCATCAGAAGGTGATCGAAATGGTGGTCAAGAAGCTACAACATTAAGAAGAAATTTAGCTTATGTAGGACCAAAGATTTATAAATACGCTAATATTCGTGAAGGCTTTCTGCCTTTTGAAACTTCAATCAATGGTTATACAGTTCGTGATGCTATTGAACTTTGTCAAAAAGCTTACGCCAATGTTGCTATTTTCAGAAATGCTATCGATATCATGTCTGAGTTTGCTAATGCAGAAATTTATTTAGAAGGCGGCAGTCAAAAAGCCAAAGACTTTTTCCAAAAATGGATGAAGTCAGTAAAAATGTGGAACATAAAAGATCAATACTTTCGCGAATATTACAGAAGCGGAAATGTATTCTTTTATAAGATAAATGCTAAATTTGAAATAGATGACTTTCAAAAGATTTTAGAAACATACGCTAATTATGACGGTCAATCATATACTACAGATGTAAGTTTATTGCCTTATCCAACTGAATATGATATTAAAAATAAAATTCCTGTACAATATATATTAATTAATCCTTATTATTTGACAGTTAATAGAACAAGTAGCTGGAAAGTCATGTTGTATCAAAAGATTCTTTCTGAATATGAATTAGAAAGACTTCGCACACCAAAAAACGATCATGACAAAATGATATTTAATCAGCTTGATGAGCAGACTCAAAATAAGATAAAAAATGGTCAATGGGCGCGTGATGGTGTCAAGATTCAGTTAGATCCTACTAACATTATTTATTCTTTTTATAAGAAACAGGATTACGAACCTTTTGCTATTCCATTTGGATTCCCTGTGCTTGACGATATCAACTTTAAACTAGAAATGAAGAAAATTGATCAAGCTATTTGCCGTACTATTGAAAATGTCATTCTTCTTATAACTTTAGGAACTGAACCAGCTAAAGGAGGAATCAACCATAAAAATATTAAAGCAATGCAAAATCTTTTGAACAATCAATCTGTTGGTCGTGTTCTTGTCGCTGATTATACAACTAAGGCTGAATTCGTTATTCCTGACATGCATAAAGTATTAGGATATGAAAAGTATAAAATTGTAAATGAAGATATTAAAGAAGGCTTACAGAATATATTAATTGGTTCTGAAAAGTTTGCTAATACAACTGTAAAAGCTCAAGTATTTTTTGAAAGATTGAAGGAATCTAGAAATGCATTTATTAATGATTTTCTACAACCAGAAATAGAAGCAATATTTAAGAATTTAGGATTTAAAGGCAAATGTCCAAAAGCTAAGTTTGAAGAAGTTTCTATTAAAGACGAAACTCAATTCAATCGTGTTGTAACAAGAATGATGGAACTTGGCATTCTTCCTCCAGAACAAGGTCTTAAAGTTATCGAAAGCGGTATTTATCCTACAGAAGAAGAATTAGCTGCTGCACAAGCTAAATTCGTCGAAGATAGAAAGAAAGGATATTATAATCCTATGGTTGGTGGAGTACCAGTCATTCCTTCGGACGCGCCTCAAAATAAATCACAAAATCCTATACAACAAAAAACCAACACTCCAAAAGAAAAAGGTCGCCCAATCGGAGCTAAAGCTTCCGTATTTGCTAAAGAAGCTATAGCTAAAATATTGAATAAAACTAAAGTTTTGAACGCTTCTGTTGAAACAGCGTTAAAGAAAAAATACTCTAAAAAGAATTTATCTTCTGAACAAAAGAAATTAGCTGAAGGCATTACTGAAGCGATTATTCTCGGTTCTGAAGGCGTAAATTGGAATGAAAAAGCAAATGCCGTGATTAATGATCCATCGTTTTTAGATAAATTAAATGTTCTTCCTGAAATTCAAAATATGGCAGCAGAACATGAATTAGATACTTATGCAGCAGGATTGTTATATCACAGCACTAAGCTTTCTGTGTAAAATACTAATAATATGTTCCTTTACAAAACATCATTTGAGAATATTGTCACTGCTTCTGTAAATTTTGACAAAAATATTTTGCTATCACAGGCTTCATTAGAGCCTCTCAAAACATTAATTCCATCAACTGTAAATTTAGACAAGAATGTTGATTTGGTTGGTGCTGCTTTTAATGCGGCAGTAGTAAATCGTTTTAATAAAAATGGTGATGGAATAGATACTAACACAGCAATTGCTTTTAAAAAATATTTTATTCATAAGCCAACAAATATTGAACATAAGAAACAAAGAGTGGTCGGTCATATTGTTAATTCTGCTTTTTCTTCTTATGGCGATAATAGAATTTTATCAGATGAAGATGTTAGAGGAAGTTTAACTCCTTTTAATATTGCTTTAGCTGCTGTTGTTTATAAAACAGTAGATCGTGAGTTTGCTGATGCTTTGATGGAATCTAATAATCCTGATTCTAATTTATTTGAAAGAATTAGCGCTAGTTGGGAAATAGGCTTTAACGAATATTATGTAGCAATTGGAAGTTCCGATTTAAAACAAGCAGAAATAATCACCAAAAAAGAACAAATTGACGAATTCAAAAAATATCTAAAAGGTTTTGATGGTCCTGGAACTTTAAACGATGGTACTCCTATTTTTAGATTAGTCACTGGTAGAATTTATCCATTAGGTATTGGTTTTACAAGTAATCCAGCGGCTGATGTTCAAGGAGTTATAATTGATGATGGAGAATCAGAAACAATTAAACAAGATACAGAAGCGGAACAAAATGAATGTATAGAAGTAAATTCATTAGATTTACTCAACTTAAACGATAAAATTTTTTCACAACACGAATTAAACACTGTAAATAATACCAAAACTAAAATTATGGATTTAGAACAAATCATATCAGCACTAAAGACAGTTCTTGCTGCTGAAAAGCAAGACTCTAACAAGTTTACTGAAGAAGCTGTAGCTTCTATTTCGGCTAAAATCGCTGAAGGCATTAAACTCAAGAACGAAGAAATCAAGCAAGACATGGAAAAAGCTGAAGTAGAAAAAGCTGAAGCCATTTCACAAGCCGAAAAACTAAAGAAAGATCTAGAAGAAAATAATAAAAAGCTTTCTGAAACTGTAGCTAAGTTGAATGAGTTGGAAAGCACAATGTCTGCTAAGGCCGCTCAAGAAATTTATAGTTCTAGAATGAGCCTTCTAGATTCTGAATACGATTTCGACGACATTGATCGTCAATATCTAGCTAAGGAAATTTCTGCTCTAGATACCGCTGATGAAGCTTTCGCTTCATATAAAGAAAAGCTTGCAATTGTTTACAGACACAAGAGCAAAGCTTTCAAGACAGAACAAGAAAAAGCTTTCCAAGAAAAGTTAGAAGCTGAATTAGTAAAAAGAATGGGTCAAGTTCAACATCAAGCCCAAGCTAGCACTAATAAGGAAGTAGTCGAAAAGGTTGTTGAGGTTGAAACAGCTTTGGCAAACGCCAAACGCGAAGAGCCAGCAGTTCCTAATGAGACTATTACTCCAACAGAAGCGCAAGTTTCTTGGAAGGAAAGACTTCAAAAAGCTTTCAGTAAAGAAAATATCACAGTTAAATTTTAAAACATATGTCACTACGTTTATATCCATTCAGACAATATAGCGAATATGATGTAATTAATCTATTCGCAAGCGATACCGCTGATTCCGCTCCATCTACAAATGGTAACGGTTCAGCTGGTGTATTTGTTAAGGTTTCAGCCGGTAACATGGATCTTGATCCAATTACTTATGCTGCTAACTCTTATCTCGGAAATACTGATTATCCATTCCTTGGGGCTGCTCAGTATCCTTCCGTTCCTCTAACTTTCACTGCGGCCACCGCTGGCGTTCCAGTTCTTGGTGTTACGCTAAATCAGACTCTCCAGTATGATGAAAATGGTGAAAAGTTGCTCTATAATCCAATCAAGAGAGCTGAACTACAAGCTGTTCTTTCTGGACAAGCCGTTCCTGTAGCTACTCGCGGTACTTTCACTCTAGCTGATACAGCTATTGACTGGGTTGATGCAAATATGGCTCCAAATTCTCATTTGGCTATTTCCGCTAACGCTGGTAAGGTTACTGGTTA